TCACTCCAATATTAAATTTATAGTATTTGACATGTAGTATTGTCGTTTTTTATTTTCATTATTTTTACAACACAAAGCAATTCTAAGCTTATATGTTCCACTCTCCTTAGGAGTTTCAATACAAAGAAGTTTAGTTTTTGGGAAAGAATTATCAAATTTAATATTTAAATAATCTTTATCATCTAATTTATACTGTTCATCATCAATTAAAAGTATAAGAGAAGCTTCATTGTAATTAGGTTGATTTTTTATTATAATTGGAATTTGTATTTTTTCATCAACTTTCGCTTTTATAATAGGGCTTCCATTCATCATATCATCATCTATTACTTTATTTATGTAAATTCCATCACTCACTTTAGCATTTTTTTCTGCCACACAATCTTGGTATTCTTCATCGTTATTTTCTTTAATAGTGTAATCAAAAACTTTTTTATTAATAAAATGAGTTTTATTACTTTTTCTTTCTTCAAAGCTATTCGTAACATCATAGTCTTCGTCCTTCTCTCCTATAAGTAATACTAAATCATTTTCATTATTTTTAACTTTTAAATCATTAATAGTTATCTTAAAACAATTATTTTTAGGTTCTAAATCGAAAATCCTCTTTTTCTCACTTTTATTATCATTTAAACTAAAACTGACTTGAACATTATTTATAAAAACGTAAATAACATTCTTTTCTTTTTTATAGTTATAATAATTATTAATGTTAAGATAAAATTCTAGAGAATTGTCCTTTATAATTAGATTTTCGATATTCGATTTTATATCTTGATTTTTGCAAATTGTATATCTAAATCCTGAATTTTGAACTTCACTTGTTGTACTTTCTGCATCTGTATCTGCCTCTACATTAAAGTTCTTAGAAACATTTTTGTCAAAAAACTTATTAAATAATAGAGCTATTGCTATACCACTAATTAAACATGTGATATATAATCCTAATTTTATCACTTTTCTCAAACTCATCACCATACTTATATTAAATAATCAACTTCTCCAGAAAAAATCGTTATCATAACAATTTAGTATTAATTACTACATTAAATAATTTTCTTATACAATTTTTTATAGTATTTATCTTTGTTATCATTTAATATTTTTTCGTTGTGCTAAAAATTTCTTAAACAATATAATTCCTAATATTTTTTAATTGTAATTGATAAAACCAAAGAAATCAAAAACATTTTTGCTAAAAACATACTTCACTCCTGTTGTTAAGTTTTCTACAACTAATTTATACAACAAAAGTGAAGTTCTTTTATATTGATAGAAGTTTCTTTAACTATATTCGAGATTTCTAAAATCTAGTTAATTATAACTTACTTAAAAACACCATTTATATATTCTATACTTCTATCAAAGTCATCACCTCTATCATTATCTGCATGATGATTTGAATATGCATGTCCACTTCCTACGTGTGTTGCCATATATGCACTTGTTGTATTATGCTTATTATCTTTATCTGCCCACCATTCTCCTTCTCCATCTAATGATACAGAAATATTTTGCATATTATTATCTGAATAAGTACCTGCTCTGAAATCATTTCCATCATGGTTCATTACTGCATTACACTCAACTCTATTACATGATCCTGATTTTGTGTATGCATTTGTTGATACTGCTAATCCACTCATTAGACCTACTGAAAATAAAATTGTTATTAGCTTTTTGTTCATATTATCTCCCCATTTCTACTTTTATTGATATATAATTGAATTCGAATTCATTACTTATTATAGGTATTATTTAAATATTTGTCAATTTATCTTTATTTTGTATTTCTTATGTCACAAATTTTTAATGTATTAAATATCTTACGCCAATAATTACAAACATAAATTGGAACACGATTAAAAGCAAATTCAAACCTAAGCCTACATATGCTAATTTATTCTTTTCTTTTAATAAGGATACTATTGCTAAAATTAATCCTACTAAACATACATAAGCGAAGCCAAAATATGTACTTGTTGACAATCTTATAAAAGGTAAAAACTTCATAGTTATATTCAAAATTAATATTACGGCACACACTGGTATGCAAACTGATATACTTGCAAAAATAACACTTATCCTCTTTTTATTCATGAAATCTTACACTCTCCACATCAAAAGATCGGATCTGATGTATTAGTAATACTAGACCAATCAGCATCAAAATCTACAGTATCATTTCCTTTAACCCATTGACTAGGTTGTACAGCTAATGCATTTTCACCATTTACATCAACATCTAAAGATTCAAGATACCAATTTCCTGCAAATGAAGAACCGACTTTTCTTAACCATACACTTTTTACTAGACTTGGCGAAAAACCGACATCATTTATATATAAATAATACTCATCTTTATCTCCATTCTCAAAATCGTTATAGAAAGATTTATCTAATAGCCATTCCTTTTTGTCTCCTGTCTTTAATTCAATTCCAAAATATATATCATCATCCGTTCCTGATAATGATTTTGTTCCAGTTCTAACAATTGCTGCTAATGAACTAATTGGAGATTCACTAGCACCAACATCTAGATTCCACCTATCACTAAAATGACTATAATTACCCCCTTCTGCAAATTTTAACAGCTTAGTGCATTGGTCTTCAGCTGTCAAAAATGCCTTTGTCAACCTTTCTTTTCTTCCACTTTCATTGAGAAATGAGTTCGCCTCATCATAATTAGCATAACTATATCCCACTCCTGTTTTCAATCCAGCGAGCAGTATATTTGACCATTGTTTCTCCTCATCTACTGAAGGACATTGCCCATAAATTTCATTTGATGCACTATTCATCAGCTGGAAAGGTATCGAATTTACTTCTGAAAATCTATCACCTAATATTTCATTTTTAAAATCACTTATTGGTAACCCCCCTAAAATACTCCAAACATATGGCTCTGCCATGTTTTCTAACTTCTTATGTAAATCCCTTCCTGAAATATTATCTAAATATACACCACTTTCAGGGTTCACATAAATTCCATGACAGGCTAAATCTCCACTTATATGTGATACCCATCCTGCTGCAAATGCAATTTTCCTTGTATCTCCAGAATTTAATGCTTCTTGCAATTGTTCCTTTGCAAAACTCCCAACTTTAAAGTAATGATATCTATCAGCCCATGGTGCATATCCTCCTAATTCTGCTGGTTGAAGATATCCTAAATCTGGTCCAGTTGCTCCCCATGCTGCTATACTAGGATATTCTCTTATAGCCTGTCCTATTACACTTTGTTGTGGCAAATCATTTCCAACTTTTTGAATTAATACAAAATGGGATGCTGGACCAAACGCCTTTGCTTCTTGCGGCTGTGAAATAGCTAAAGTTGATACTATAACTGTTACTCCTATAAACTTCTTACTTAATTTCATATTTTCTTTTCCTTTCTAGAAATTGTCTCTTTTTAAAGCTTAAATACTACATAATTTATATTTTATAGTTTATAATTTTTGTATTTTTTTCATATAACTAAACAATCCTCCTTTTATGTTAATTTTATACATAAACTTTACTAAAACTCAAGACATTTTATTCTTAAGTTTAAACTTCTCTAAAAATTTTTTCATGAAATCTTTTTTATATTTACAATTAATTCCCAATATGTTTGGTTTTTAATTTAGTATTTATACCTTTGTAGAAACTGATGTTTCATATTGTCCTACTCAAAATGTTCTTTTTTATACTATATTAGATACTTAATAACTCATTCCAAGTATTTTTTCCTACTATCCCATCTATACTAATTCCACAATGTTCTTGAAAATATTTGACTGCATTTTTAGTATTCTCACCAAAAATCCCATCTGGTTTAACCCCAACACGTAACTGAATCCACTGTGTAATATTTCCCTTTGCACCTTCCCTAACTATAGGACAAGCACTTAATGTAAGTTTACCAGGAATACCATCTTCATTAAGAGAATTCCCATTCCAATCAGTAAATCCTTGTCTATTAAGCTCTTCCTGTAATTGTTGATATATATTAATTGGCTCGTATTCATGAACTTGTACAACATTTTGATTAGTTTTATTAAATAATATTCCATCAGTAAATTGATTAAGATCCACATCTCCATTAATTCCGTTTATAGAGCCATTCTCAGAAAATTGCCACCCAACATAGTTATTTTCCCATCCACTAGGTATCCTTGGAGATCCCCAATTTTTATAGTGAGCTACCCACAAAGGATATTGATAAACTCTATAGTCTAATAAATCTTGCCCAAAATAAGCTCCTGTATAAACTACACATTTTTGACCACTTAACTTTTCAAACTCTTGTAAAAATTCTAAAGCTCTATTACTCATTTCAGTTTTGCCAACTTCAAGTCTATTAGTTTCTATATCTAAACAAGGTAATAAATCATAAGGCTTGTCCTTTATAGTGTTATAAAAATCTATAGCTTGCTCTGTTGGTGATGTATAATTGCTAAAAAAGTGATAGAATCCAACCTTTAATCCTGCTGCCTTTGCTCCTAAGTAATTTCTGTTATAAGAATAGTCTTGCCAGTCTACACCTTCAGTTGCCTTTATGTAAACATATGATATATTACTAGCTTTAACTGAATTGTAATCTACATAACCATTATGCGAACTTACATCTATTCCGTTTGTTCCTATAGCATAAGCCTTAATTGATGACATTAAAAAAGCAACCATTATGGCTGCTAATAATAAAGATATTTTGCTTGTTTTTTTCACATTTATTCCTTCTTTCTAAAATGGAAATAAAAAAAAGACTTTCTATTCATTAGATTTAGCCTTCTTAATCCCCATCATATTTTCATTTATTTTTTGTTTCCTTTTCCTCTAGCAAACTAAAGAGTTGACTTGATTTAATTTCACTTGAAGCTCTTGATTTTTTGCTTTTAATTCTTCATTTTCCTGTATAACTTTTGTTGTATCTGTAAGTACCTCTTTACCTTTGTTAAATTCTCCTGCTATTGTTTGTCTTAAGTAATTAATTTCCTCCTCAGTTAATCCTGGTACCTTTTCTAATAACAGCTTATTAAAACTCTCTGCTTTAGTCTCAACTATTTCTAATACAGTTTTCTTTATACGATAGTTCTCCTCTACTATGTTCCAAATTTCCTTTGCTGTACTAAGTAGTTTTTCATGATCTCCAACTTCAATTACCTGTTCTATACTCCCCTTGTACTTTAAAATTGTTTGAACTGCTACAGGCATAACCTGTTTAATTATCACTCCTAGCATAGTAACTATTGCTCCTATAAAAATTGGTGTTATTGAATCTAATATTTGTTTTAACACTTCACATCTCTCCCTATTTTAATTTGATTTTTATTTCTTCAACATCTTCCTTAATCTCTTGTACTATAGCGATTTTATCTGCTAATTTATCTATTGTATTCTGATATCTCTCTTCTCTTTGTTTTCCATCCTTTCTCGTATCCCATAAAAGCCATATAAATAATGCTCCAAAGGATATGTTTGAAATAACATATTTGATTAATTCATTTTCCATTCTTCAGCTCCTTTTAATTTTTTGCATATTAAAAGAGACTAGATTTCTCTAATCTCAAATTGCTTGTAATTCTCTATTGTGCTGCTTCACTAACTCCTACAAAATATCCTTCTCAATTATAATTATATATTTTCCACAACCTTTCTTATTAACATTTAATACATGCTAATAGTGCTACATTGCGAGGATGTCCAACATTTCCAGCACTTGTGTTTATATAAGCTCTATTACAAAATCCAACTGAGCCAGTTACTAGTCCATAACCGTCTGCTTCAACTTTGCATAATTGTGCTTGGTCACCTTTCCAACTACCAAAAATACGTCCATTATCAGCCCCACGACCATCATCCCAACCTTTCATAAATTCACCTCTAAGGTCAGGTAACGCAAAGGTTGTTTTTCCATCACCTGCACCAAATGTTGTCCCAATTGTGGCAAACAATCTTGCATAAGTTGTCCTGTTGACTAACGCACCATTACACTTTAAAAAGCCTATTGGAGGTGTACTTCTTGCAAAATAAGCTACCATTCCTACTAAAGTAGAATCTTCCGTTTTGCATAAATCCAATTCATTAATAGCTGCTGATATTGCCTTAGCTGTAGTAGTCACTGTATTGTCTATGATTGGTTGTTTTTGCCCTAACAAATTAATTACTTGTTTTAATAAAAAGCTTAAGTTTTCATTATCATATTTATCTGCATCTACATTTCGAACAATAACTTCATTACTATCTGTCTCAAAATGATACACATTTCTATTTTTATTATAAAATCGTGCTTGTCTATATAAAGTTTCAGCTCCAGTCCCATTATAACTATATGAATTATCTGTATCTAAATAAAATGTTTTTAATTCTGTTGCTACTGAATTTATATCAGTTACTTCCTCTATATTTGCCTTTTTCCCAGCATTATACGAATTTAGCTCATCTAATAAGTTCTTTCCTTTAACAAGCCCCTCTTCTAACTCATGTAAGTTAGTATTTGCTACACCATTTTGATTAGTTAAATTATTTATTTTATTAGCTGCATCAGTATTTTGCATTTTTATATTGTTTATATTGGCTGTAGCATTTGTATTTTGACTAGTTAAATTTGTTATATTAGAAGTTGCACTGTTATTCTGACTAGTTAAACTAGCAATATTAGCCGCAGCATTTGTATTCTGAACTCCTAAATTACTTATATTAGATGGAGCTTTATCATTTTCAACTTTTAAATTTGCTATATTAGGTGGTGCTTTAATGTTTTCCGCTTTTAAATTTGCTATATTAGGCGTAGCTGCATTATTTTGAGCTGTTAAGTTAACTATGTTAGTAGTTGCTGCATTGTTTTGAGCTAATAAATTAGTTATCTTAGTCTCTGCTGTTGCTATTAATTTATTTAACTGCGATATATCAACATCAGCTTTATTTAATGCTTCCTGCAATTCTTCCAATAAATTCGCAACATTTTTACTAACTTCTTGGTTCATTAAAATACTTTCTATAATTATTAAATCTACCGAGAAACTAGACACTTGCTTACTATCACTTGTTATTACTAATTGTGCTTTAGCTATTCCTGAGCTTCTGGTACAATTTCTAGGACAAGTTACAGTAACTGTATTTCCACTTATAGTTAGTAACTCAGGAGTTATTATTGTAACGGTATTATTAGCATTAACATAATTTAGTGCAACACTACATCCTGCTAAATCCTTAGCCAATCCATTCTCTAATATCTTCCATGTTAATACCATATCGTCATTCTGTTGTACCTGAATAAACTTTATAACATCTTTCTTCATATCAAGTTTTATCTTTATATTGTTTTGCATAATTTACCTCCTTGTTGAGCATTATTTTCTTGTGTTTCTAATCTTGTATTTTCTTTAATCTAATTCCCTTGCATCCTTTTTGAATTGCTGTCAATCTCCAATTAAATCTTAAATTTGGAGTATCTCCACGAACTAAAAAAGAGTCTGAATTCATAGATTCAAACTCTACCCAAACATTACCCCTTCCATAAGGAGTTAAATTCACATCATATTCATCTGTTTCAATACATTCGCTAAAATCTAATGCTATATCAACTACACATTCACAATTTTCATCTAATTGCCCTCTGCCTACATCTTCGTTTCTTACTTCTGGAGTTTCTAAAGCATTAATACCAACCTTACCTAGACTTGTTTCTATTACTCTATGCTTGTTTGAACTAGTTACATCTAAAGAAGTACACGTTATTTTACCATTAACAACCATATCCCCGCCAAGGATTTTAATACCACCACCTACACCAGCAAGAATTTCAATACCGCCTTGTAGTATTCTAACACCCTGAGGTCCGCCTATTTGTATTGGCATTCCTGGATTTAATGTGATTCCTTGTATTTGTCCATCTACATCTGGTACGTAAATAGCACACACTTCTTCTGCTTGAATTTCTAAAATTTTTGTAGAATAAATTCCACCCCGATTAATAAATAATTTATTTTGCCCTTCCCAAACTGGATCATTACTCATGAATTCTCCAGTGTCTAAATTCCAACTTGAGTTTAATCCTTGTATAATGCCTTTTGTTATATTAATAATACCCGTATTTAAATCTATTCTACAACTTCCATCTAAACTCTCTAATGTTATTGCTCTTAAAACTCCTGCCACTATTTCATCTGCTGTAAATCCTTTACCTGTTCCAAATGTTCTCCAGTCCCAATCCTTACCGTCAGCAGTTCTTTTATTTGCTATTTCAAACCCCATTGTACCTAAACACATAGCTCCATAGTTTGGACTTTTAGGATCTAAATCTTCAAAGATCATTGCTCTAATGTCTTGGGACTGTGCTACACTTTTTTGTGCTCTAAATTTTGTTTGTAATGAATTAATAATTCCTGCTATTTTATCTGCTCTTACACCATCTTGGCATAATATTTTTTCAATAGCATTACTTAAATCTGCTTGTTTATCAAAAAAATTCTTTGATACATCGCCTATTTCTATCTCAATCATTTTCTCAGTTAATATGTTCCACTTGTAACCAATACATCTAGCTTCTGTTTCTATTCCTATTTTGTAATGTTCACACATAACTGTGTCCCCTAGATTTATTTCTTCTAGTCCACTATAACCCAAAGTTTTGTATTCTACTGTTTGGCTTATATCTTCTATAGTAGTTTTAATATTAATAATAGGTGCATCTACTTGCTCATCTTTAAACTTTAGATTACTAAGTCTTATAAGCTCTTTCCTAGCTTCTTCTATTGTATTAAAACCTTCTTCATCCTCTAGATTTTCTTTAACTTTAACATCACTAAACTCTACTATTTGCTCATGTACTTCTGCATATTTATTTATGTTAGGGCTATCTATCCAAGGAGTTTTTCCATCTAGTTTTAAGCCATCATATCCTACTGGTATTATTCTAGTAACTACACCGTCCATATTCACATTTTCAGTAATTCCAGTTAAGTTTTTGCCATATGATATTTTAACCCCATAGTTATCACCTATTTTAATGTTCATATAAACATCAAAGTTATTGTATAATAATTCTCCACCCCATCTATTTATAAAGCTATTTTCATCATCACTTAATAGAGCTTCTGTTATTAGCTTTCTTTCCCACCGAGTATTATCAGTTTTTGTTATATTACTATGACCTACAAACTTTGTATTAGCTAATAATTTATTTATCGCTCCTTGTCCATCTGTTATTCCAGTTGCAACTATAAGCACATCATCATTTTTTAAATCTTTAGCTGTCAATTTCATTAAATCAGCTATAATATGTCTAGCATATACTTTATATCTATCCATATCTTTTTCTGTTTCATAAACTCTAAATAGCTGACCTTTATCCTTATCCCAAGGTGTAGGGCATCTAATTATGGAATCCTTAATTACATACTCCCACCTTCCAAATTCATCAAAAGGGAGCTCCATTTCTATACTTGCTATTCCGTTAAGTTCAACGCTTAACTCTGCAATGCTTGGCTGAATAACCATATCACCATTAATATTGAAATCTTTATTACTTGGATTATATACTTGTATCATTTACTCTCCTTCCTAAATTAATATATAAAAATAAGGCTATACACCGTATAACCTTTAAATTGTCCTCCAACTCGGAATAACTTCTATACTATTTATAGTTCCACTAGTAACATTAAAACTTATAATATTCTCGCCTTCCTGAAGACATAGATCTTTAAAAGTTCCTTGTTTTAATGCTAGGTTAATCATCTGATTACTTTTGAAACAAAGTTCTAATTTAGTATTTATCGTAACTTCTTGTCCTACATTTATTACTACTGGTTTATTATTTATACTTAATGTTATATTACCGTTACCTTTAATAATATAGATAGGTTTGGCTACCTCATAATCATTATCTAAAGTCATGTTATTTCTTAATATTAATGAGTCTTCTCCATCTTCATAATAAGTATAAGGATCACATATAAATTTAACCGTAAACTTGCCTATTATTTTATATATTCTCTCTATATTATCACTTACCTCAACCTTTTTAACTTTATAAAACACTCCATGATCATCACTTAAAACTAATTTATTTTCTTGAATTTTGTTAAGCCATCTTTTTATACTTCTGCACTTTTCATGAAAGTTTCTTTTATCTATAAAATTATAATCTATAGATATTGTTATATCTTCATAACACTCTTCATCTATATATAAATCTCCATCCCTTCCCTCTATAGGTACTTGCTTATGCTTTCTTTTAGGACTAGGTATGTTTGGGCGTTTTATAGCTTTTATGTTTAAATCTCTGTCCATAGAATTATTAAAGTATATATTAAACATCTTACCACGCCTTCCTATTACGTTGTTTTCTATCTATTACTTTTGCAACCTTAGTTGTTAATGTATCTGTTAGCTGCCTACTATCTAAGTTATTATCTACATTTACAATTACATAAACAGGCTGCTGACCTGATTCTTCTTTTACTATATTTCTAATTTTCTTATATAAAGGATCTATAGGAATAACGGCTTCAGCTTGATTGCCTTTACCCATAAACCTATCTCCTGCCACTGTATTATTTCCGATTAAGGTAGGTGTGTTAACTATACCACCTTCATATAAATAATTAATCTTAGAAATATTAAATCCAAAATGTTTTCCTCCTATACCTGGAATGAAATCAGGAATATTGACCTTTATTGAATTTATGCCACCTATAGCCATATTAACAAGTCCAATAACTCCATTAAGTGGAGCTTTTATAACAGCACTCAACCCACTCATAATTCCACCAAATATTTCCTTAACACCTTCCCAGGCTCTAGCCCAGTCCCCTGTAAATACTCCTGCTACAAAATCTATAACTCCACTAAATACTTGTTTAATAGAGCCCCATACATTCCTTGCATTAGCAAATAAAGCATTTAAATATTCTCCAAATACCCCAAAAGAATTTGACCAGTCTATTGTAAAAATACCAGTTAGAAAATCATCAAATTCTTTAAACTTATTAGTTATCCAATTAAATACATCTGTTACTCCGTTTCTAAACCATTCACAATTGTCCCATAATAGTTTTATAGCTATTATTAAAGAACCTATAATTAATATTACTTTAGTAATAGGATTTAAGTTCATAACAAAATTTAATGCAGCTTGTGCTAAACTTAGAGCTTTTGTTGCTATTGTACTTGCTATAGTTGCTACCTTATGAGCTACTAACTTTACTGCTGCTATTCCTGCTTGTGCTGCTGTCTTTGCAAAGTTTATCGCCATCTTTCCTAAATTAATTGCAAATTGCCCCGCTGCCTTTGCTCCACTAAGTGCTTTATTTCCAAAACTCTTTACAGCTGTTACTGCTGTATTGGCATTTTTCTTAACATCAATAAAACCCTGTTTAAGATTTTTAACTGCTGTAACTGTATTATTTATTCCTGAAACTACTCCATTTACAGTTTTAAAAGCAAGTATTGCTGTTAATGCTGTTCCTGCTATTGGAGCTAACCAATTGAAGTTATTAATTGCAAAACCTATAACCTTTGAAACTGCACCGAATGTCGTGCTTATAACAGATTCTATAAGTGGCATATTATTTTTAAGCATACTTGTAAAATCCTGAATCTTTGGAGCTCCTTCACTTTTAAACCAATTAGCAAAATTATTTAACATAGGCAATACACTATCTCCTAGTGGCAATGCTACCTGTGATACAAGACTTTTTTTAATTCCAGATAATGCTTCTCCAAAGCTATTATATTTTATTTGATTTAACTTTTGAGCACTATTGTTTGTCTTATCAAATCCATTAGACATATCAACTAACTTAGTTACTACTTTAGGACCTAAATCCTCCCACATTGTACCAAACAAATCTACACCAACTACTGATTGCTTTACTGGATCTTGTATTGATCCTATTGCTTTTACAACTTGATAAAAGGATTCTTTTGCAGTATTTCCACCTTTAGCAAATTTACTAGCCATTTCATTAGCATTGAGTCCAAGCTTAGTGAATCCATCTATAGTTGTATTAGATCCATCAACAGCTCTTATACTAAATTCTTTTACTGCATCTCCAATCTTATCTAAATTCCAAGCACCATCTTCAGTACCATCTTGAAATACATTAAACATATCTTCTGCACTTAATCCTAATTTTTTAAACTGCACAGAATACTCGCTTATATTATCAATTAACTCCCCTGAGTAATCTAATCCTTTCTGCTCTCCCTGAGTCATTAAATTAAAAGCTTCTTCTGAACTTACTCCAAAGTTATCCATTAAAGCTTTTGCTGCTCTAACACTTTCATTTACTTCATATCCAAAAGTATCTCTAAAGCCTATAGCAAGCTCAGTAGTATTTTTAAGTTCATCACCTTGCAGTTTTAAATTCTTATTTACTTCTGATATCGAATTAGAAACATCCTGAAAGCTTTCACCAAAGTTATCTCCATAAACATCTTTAATTACATTCCCAAACTCACTCAATTTTTCTGTTGCAATTCCATTCTTTGCAGCCAGGTCATTTAAAGATTTACTATAGCTATTTACAGACAATATCCCTGCACCCATAGCTCCACCTATTCCTACTATTAAAGCTCCTATACCTTTTGCAAATAATGAAAACTTATCACTACCTTTTTCAACTTTACCTGAAGCATCTTCAACTTTCTTTCCTAGATCATCAAACTCCTTTTCACTATTTTCTAGTGTTTTATCAATATCATTTAATGAACTCTTTGTTTGTAATAATTCCTTTTGAAGATTATTATATTTTATCTTTGAATTATCAATTTTCTTGCCCTGGCTTTCTATTGATGATTCAGACTTTGCATACTCTTCTTTTAAAGCTTTTATTTCTGCTTGTAACTTCTTACTTTCAGAACTTGCCTTTCCTGAAGCTTGGACACTATCATTATACTTGCTTGTTGTATCAGCTATCTTTTTGGCTAATTCTCCTTGTTGTTCCTTTTGTTTTGCTAAGTCTTGAACTAGGGTTTTTGTCCTGGTATCTTGAAGCTGAAGCATTTCATTTTGTATCTTCATTTTATTAGATAGTTCTAATTGCTTAGTTTTCAAAATATCTGTTTCATTACCAAATAACTTTGCTTCTGTAGATGCCAAAGAAAATTCACTTTTTGCAAGCTTCATCTGCCTGACCATTTCATTCATGGCTTTATTAAATTCTGTATTACTTGCTCCGACTTTGAGAGTTGCACCCGCCATAGCATACCTCCCTTCTATAGTTCTTCAATATCATTATCAAGAATATCTTCTTCATTCTCCTGTTTATATTCCATTTCAAAACAAATAAAATCTAGCATCTCTGCTAGATCACACTCCATACAATCCCTATATGAATTTTTTAATTCTCGTATTGCAAACTTAAAAGCATAATAAATTACTTCTTTACGCTTTTCATATTCATCCTTTTCATCTTCTAATTCTTCATAACCATTTTCTTTATCATAATCATCAAATATACTTTTTTCTTGAGGTATTTCTTCAGCTCCATTAATCTCTACCATTCTTTGAAGCTTATCCTCTATCTGCTCTTTTATATATAACTGCACCAAAAGGAAACAACTATTTATATCCCCTATGTCCATTTTTTCTAATTTGCTAATACTAATATTATTACTAAACATCAGATTAATAACTTTATAGCTCTGAAAAGCTTTATCTTTGCAACTGTCATCATATATAGGCTTTAATAATTCTAAATACCTTAAATATAAACTTCCTGTTATTTTCTGAACCTGATATTTTTTTCTATTGCAAGTAAAATAAATCAGATCTCCTACTTGCCTTGAGTAAAATTTTTCTTAGCTCCATTAAGCTTTTTATTTAACTTTGTTTGTATATCTATTTGAACACCCATAAAGTTAAATATTATATCTGATACTTCCATATCCTCATTTATATCCTCTTCAGTAAATTCATTATCATAGAGCTTTACCAAAGTTTCCACCATTAAATCTAAATCATTTTCATTAAACTCCTGATCTTCTTCTGCCTTATTTTTCACTTTATCAAAGGCATCATTAAATATTTTATTCTTTGTCCTGGTTATCTTTTTAACTTCATACTCTTTACCTTTTACTATTACTTTCATATTTCCTCCTTAAATAAGGGTAGGCTTTCCCTACCCTGTAACTACTTGTCCTTCCTTATATTCCTGGACCTTTGAAAACCAATCTTGTATGGCTGCTGCTGCATCTTTATCTTCAGCTGCTAAGTTTTCTTCATCTACAACTATTGAATATAAATGCTTTTTCTTACTATCAATAGTATCTTCCTTTTGCCTAGCATAAAATTGACCTTTAAGCTTATTTGTTTGAGTCTTTAGCTTGTCTTCTTGTGTTTGATAATCATCATCTATACCTTCAGGGAACTTACCACAGTAATACCATACAAACTCATACTTTCCATTCCCCTTTTTAGCTCTCCACCCTATTGCTATCTCTGGAGCTTCATCTTCACTTGACTTTATTAAGTACCCATATTTATAAAGGTTACCTAATATAATAACTCTATCTTGGGGAGCTAAAGTGTTAAGCTCTAACTCTATATCTGAACCTTCATAAGTTGAAGCTACCTCTTCAACTGCATCATCACCATATATTTTTTCAACTGAAAACTTATCACTTATTTTTGCTGATATTGCTTTTCCTAGCTTAACAATATCTTGTACTGCATACGTTGTATTATCATTAGTTATAACTCTTCCAACATGAACATCTTTTAGCCCTCTTCTTCTTGTTCTTACTATCTTTTTAGCTTCTTCTGCCATTTATTTTCCTCCTTTTTTTTGTATAATAAAAAGAGTACATTTCTGCACTCTTTAACTTTAAAAACATTTTATCAATATAAAAACTATTATTGGTGGGGAAATATAAAATAAAATACTTGAACCTACTCTACTAACTTTATACCACCCTAATAAACGTAATTGTTTTTTTGTCAATTTCTTTTTTTCTTCTTCAATAGAAGACATTACTGTTAAATAATCATAGTTACTTTGATTTTCAACATATTTTAATAAATTACTATATTTTTCATAGATCTTTTTTACTTCATCACCATCTATTTCCTTAGAATTGCTTAAATCCTTTAATTCAATATACAGCTTATCTATTTCAATATAGTTAAGTTTAAGATTAAAATATCTTTCTTTATAATTTTTAGATGTAATAAATGTTGCAATTAATGACACCACTATTGAAGC